GGTACTCAGAACCGGCTGCGCTCGACACCTGGTTGGAGATGATCGGAGGGCTGATGACCAAGCTCGTGCCACCAGCGGGAACGCTGATAACGCGGAAGGTCTTCAACTGGCCGGTGTCACCCTTGGTGATGTGATGCACAGCATTTACACCAGCGATCGTGAAGCAGTCGCCAGCAACAACGCCGGTCGAGCTGGACACGGTGATCGTCTGGTAACGGTTGTCCACGTTGAGGCGTTCAGCGGTCGTCGGGGACGTGCTGATCGCTTTCGGGATGTAGTAGTTGTTCGCGGAGTCGCGAGTGTCGATCGTGATGCCGGAGCCGGCAGCCACACCGATACGGTTCGCGTAGTCGAGCTTGAACGTGTCGAAGCTCGCAACCTGACCGATGTAGGCGCGGTCATAAGCTGTCAACGCCTTGCCCTGAAGCGTCTGACGGCCAGCGAGGTTGTTCGCCATGCCGTTGTAGTCGCGGGTCGAGAGCGCGAGATAACGCGAATCGAAATTCACGCCCTGCTCGTTGAAGATGGCTTCGCACTGGGCGACGTCATCAAACCCGGTAGCAGCAGCAAGACGCTTCACAACGAGCGTTCCCTGAGCGGAAGCGACGTTGAGAACAGCCACGTTAATGTCGCTCGCCAGTTTTTGCTTGGCGGCGTCACCCAAACGCTGTTCCTGAAGGGCGTCACGGAGTTCAGTCGCGGTCATGATCCACGGCACAGACTGGTTGAAACCAATCGTCGCGGGGACAGCCAACTGGATGTAGTCCGTGAAGTTGCTCGTCATATCCGTGCCCGAGTAGGACTTGGAAATGTAGGGCTGGGGCCTCCAGATCACGTTGTTGGTGCGTTCCATCATCGTCTGATCCGTGTTGTAGATTGAGACGTTGCGGGACAGGACGAGTGCGTCTTGGAAACCTTCGAGAAGGTTTTCAAAAGCAACCCTTTCTTCTTTGCTAAATGAGTTAGCCATATATTAGGATTGTTGAGCTTTTAACTGACGTTTGAAAGCCATGACTTTGGTGTAGTCTCCAGTGCGAGAGGCTTCTTCACGCAACCGTTCCAACTGGCCGTTGGACGAATCAAGACTACCGTTGCCGTTAATCTTCTTTTCAGGAGGAGGAGCTTGTTTACGAGATGTCACAGTCAGTTGGGTTTCGAGTTTTGCTACTGCAAAGGCAAACTTGACGGGATCAGTGATCTCGCCGAGTTCCTTTGCTTTCTTTGGGTTCTTACCCAAAGCGTACACAACAACAGCCGGGTTCTGAGCACCCTGAAGGATGATTCCCTGCTGAGTCACATTCAGTGTTTCAAGAACAGTCTCTTCAGCGTCTTGAAAGTCAGGAACTTTGAGCCCGGTTTTGGACTCGTTGTAGCCTGCCAACTTCTTCTGCCAAGATTCTGCTTCCTCCTGCTGTTTGGCTCTCTGCTTGGCTTCAGCCTCTTCAGACTGGCGCTTTCGCTCAAACCAACCAGCAAGTTCGTTCTCGAACCTGTCTGAATCGTAATCGCAGTCCTCAAGTGTCGGTTTCTTGCCGGGAACAACAGGATTATTCTCTGGTGCCGGTGAAACAGATTTGAGTCTTTCCTCAAGTTCGCGCTTCTCGCGCTGCAACTCTCGGTAATTCTTCCTTAGGTTACGCACCCATTCGGGTGCCTGCTTCTCTTCCTCTTCCTGGGGTGGCGATTCCCCTGCGATAATCACCACGGTTTCATCTCCCGTATCTTCAGCTTTCGCAGGCTCTGTAGTTTCTACAGCCTCTGTTACGACTTCAGGTTTATCGAGTTCTTCTACCGTTTCTTTATCTTCTGCCTGTTGGGTACTATTCATATGTTCAAAACCATCCAAAATGCAATAAATATTATTGCATCTGCGGATTCGGCTGTGTCAGCCGGTCAGCCAAAGCAAAGATCCGCTCCTGATCGGTCGTGCTGACCTTCGATAGCGTCTCAGTCGTCTTTGCTCTTGCTTCCTCCGCCTTGGCAACAGCGAGAATGCTGTCTGCCTGCGCTTTAGAGGCCCGTGCAATGGCCTCTTCACTCGCTGCCTGCAAGTACTGCGCCTGTGGGTCAGGCTGTGCATTCTGAGCCGCCATAGCCATTTCCTGAGCTTCTGCTTCTGTGGGCTTGAGTACACCCATACCAAGCAGTTTCCTACGGAAGTAGTCGCGAACGTCACTGATCCCTTCGCCTTCCATGTTGAGCATCGCCATTGCAGAGAGCACCTGAGTCATCTCAGGGTCTTGAGTGAGCGTCATCATGTCAGTGAGCGCCCGGACAGTGGCCTGCCGCTTAGTACTCGAACTGGGCCCAACAGTCACGACGATGTCGTAATCAGCGTCAGAGAGATCGTTTTCGTATTCAATCTCTCCTTCTTCATTGACCACTGGCTTGAGCAGCTCCACGGGCTCCATCTTGCCACTCTCGTGGATGCTTTTCATCTTCCTACCTTCTTCGACGAAGATGTCTTTTGCGATTGAAAGCCAGATCTCTCCACAGCGTTTCACGGCCTTTGCCATGTTGGACATGTAGATGAAGGTCTGCATGTCGAGGCGCTGTTGGATCAACTCAACAGTCTTGCCGGAGAGGTGACTCACCATCTTGTCGCCTTGCGCCGGGGAGCCCAAGATCTCTTGCATGTCGACTTCAGTCAACTGAAGGAGAGCCGCCATCGAAGGAGGTATCGAGGGGGGTTTTGTGTACGCAACAGGACCACCAGGCATGGGGTTCCCATTAGCGTCAGTCATCGCGTTGACGAGCAGATAAGGATAGTTCTTGAGGTTATCCTCTGCCCACATCAACTGATGCCCTGCCACCTGTTCGGGAATCATAATCGGCTTCTCAACAGCACTGAGAGCAGCGATCTCGCCCAGCTTACTCAACTGCATGTTTTTGAGCCTTTGCGCATCTTTAGCCAACCTCACATGGCCCATGCACCTCTCTACGTTGTCAACAAACCAACGCTTCCCGTACACAGGCACGATGGGGATGTTTTTGCCTGCAATGTAGCCGCAATCTTCCAAAATCTTGGCTCCAGACATGATGTACTTGCGTACCTTCCGCGTTTTAACCTTCTTACGCCGCACTTCCTTCCAGCCAGTCGCGAGCATCTCTTCTTCTTCGTCCAACTCATCAGGCCCAAGGCTCTCTTCTTCCCCGTTGAAGTCCTTGTAGATCCTGATCTGTTCAGAGACCTCTTCCACCCTGTAGTACTCAGCGACGTACACTACACTCGGCGTGTACCAGTCAAACTGTGACCTCGTAACCGTCTTGGGCCAAGTTGAGGGATCATCGTTGAACTCAGCCTTGTACGCCTCATACGTCATACTGGTAAGCACAAAGCACCTCTTGGCATCTGCCTTGTCTTGTCTTTTGGCACCGAGGTCGAAGTAGACACTGTTGTCGGCGTCAAAGATCGGCTCGATGCAAATGCGCTGCTTCTCATCCTCCGGGTCTTCTTCGTTCTGATACTCAGTCCTAAGCCTCCACGCCCCAAACCCACCCATCACAGCCTCTTCAAAGGCGTTGTCATACGCCTCTTCAGCCCCTGAATCCTGTTCATCAGCCCTGTACAGCCCGGCACAAGTATCAGCCAGTTTGTCGTACTCTTCGCCCTCTTTGGACACGAAATTCACACTGATCCTGTTGTTACGATACTCGTTAATGATCCTGAGTACTGCCATATGGATCTTATTGACCTCAAACCTCGGCTTGTTCTCGAACTGCTGTCCAAGAGGCCCTTCCCACTGCGCTCCTGCCAAAGAACAGAATCTGCGGTCACCAAGGCAGTTCATGCGCTCTTGATACAAGGCAGACTGAATTTGGTCGAACTCAGCACGGGCCTCTTGATGGATTTTTGCTAACTTATCTTCGTTCATCGTTTGAAAAAGTTAATCACTGGCATTACAAAACTACTATTCTTCTTTGTGCCATACTTAGATGGAATTGCTGCTCTACTCAAGCCACTAACCACTAAATACCGTGTCGCATCCATCAAGTGGTCATTATCCTTCACGACCTTCCCCTTCTCATCCCTGCGATAAAGGCGAAACTCGTTTAACCAGTTCTTCAGACTCGGGAACACTCTCAACTTGCCGGCTGACATCGTCTGCCACACCGTGTAAAGCCCGCTCTCCACTGCGTTATTCGCAAGGGTTATGTCGAGCCCAAGTCGCCTGTACATGCCCAAAAGCTGCTGACCGTCAGTCTGCGCTCGACCGCGACTGGCTGGATCGATTACCCCCGGCATCTCGCCACGGGCTTTAATCGCTTCCGCATGTAACACAGGTTCTGCCTGGCCTCTGTAGTACTCAGAATACAGATACGTCACTTCTGTATCCGGGTTCGTAGCACCCCACACCACCGCCGTCCTGTTCCAGCCTACGTCCATTCCAAAACACCGTCTCCAGTGTTCTGGAATCGCGAACTCATCGCAAATCAACTCACTCTCCGGCACCGGGTAAATCGCCCCTGCTCCAAGCTGCGGCACCCCTTTAGACCGAGCATCTCTCTGAAACGGCGGGATAGACGCCCACAACTCATCCTTCTGCTGCTGGCTTAAGTGAGGAACATCGTCCCAAGTCGCCATCCCGACAAACTTGCTCCCCGCAGCCTGCTCCTTAATGTCTCCATTTGGCATGAACGACAACACTGTCTCACTCATGCCCATCAGAGGCGTGAAGGTGAGCATCGTCATCCCGTTATTGGTCATCGTTCTAAGCAAACACTCCGTATAGACATCCAATGGCGGCTCTTCATCCAACCAGATGACATCCTGCTCAGAGCCCTGAAACGCCTCCCGCCTCTGGTCATAAGACTTGAAAGTGAGCCTAGACTCGCCTCCAGAGGCATGACGAACAGTGATCACTTCAATCGCCTCTGCCACCCCAGCTTTAGCAGTAGTCTTGATGAGATCGTTCTTGGGAATGAGCCCTGTGCCAAACTCTCCGGGTGGGCCCAACAACTTCATCTGCAAAATGTCACGAGTCGTTTTGCCAGTGTCCCCTGCCGCCCAAGCTGAAATGGGTCTATCAAACCTCCTCCCCTCCCACCAGTCAGGGTACTTCCCTGTCATGTGTAACACCATCTCGTACCCACCAATACTCTCAGTCTTCCCAATACGGTTGGCAGCCATCATCAGCCGCTCCCTGTACCGTGCCCCTGCTCTAAAGTACTCAAGGTGCTTGGGGTACAGCTCCCTCCTCAAAGGTCCGTCAGCAGGAAAGTACGTTGAGATCTTCCTCTCCTTCCGTCTTCTGAGCGTCTCTTCAAGCAAAAGAGTCAACTCCAGCTTTTGGTCTAAGCCGTCAAGAATGTTGCTCATACACCACAAAGCCCTTCACATTCATTGCCAAACATGTCTAGTTGACCTGCGTCCATCTCAGTAGACAGGTCAACTTCCTCAAGCGGGACGCAAGATTTGTGCAGCCAAGGAACAGAGCGCATGTTGTCAGTCTCTGCCTTTGTGCGTTGTAGTTCTTTTTCCACACGAACAGCCTCTGCAAATGCTTCTGGTTCGTGGTCTTTAAGCCTGCGCCACTCTTTGTTAGAGTGAAACGGGCAGTAGCTGCACGCACTGCGCGGAGGCTCTGGAAAGCCATGCTTTTTAAGCCACGCAATGCAGTCATGCCGCCGCATCTCGCGTTCAATAAGCGGCCAACGGTGCTGAGTCCAAGCGTCTCTACTCGGTTTCATCCGCTGGATTTCATCATAACTAATGCCGATCCATTGTGTAACTTGTAGATTTTTTTCTCCGCGTTTAATTTCGCATAAACGCCGCAAGTTTTTAATGATTGGCGCGATCTTGAAGGTCGATGTGCAAGACCTGCCAAGCAAGCCAATGCTGCCGTCAGATGCCTGCATAAATGCTGGAATCATGCTTGCCGTATAGAATCTTCCATCATTTGCCTGACGA